CATTGCGTCTAAATTAAGTGCCATTATAATACCTCCTATTGGTTTGTTGTTTTTTTGCACACTCTCGGCTATAGCAGGTCGGCAGATATCCCGACCAACTGTTTATATATTATCTTATTTCGTTTCCTGTGTCAACAGGTAAATTTTGAATTTTTGGAGAAAAATATTCCACATAGATATAGTCATCTTCGTACTTCGTTGGATATATGCCAAAGGATACATTTACATCTTTTGATATTCTTTTCTTGATTTTATCAGTTATGGTTCTAAATAAATTTTCTTCATTCTTTAATTTTTCCTCGTTTATACCCAAATAATAAACTATTGACACTTCTTGGTCAAAGGGGAAAAACATAACATCTTCATCGTTCATAGATCCTATTCCGATTGTAGAAATTCTACAAGATTCTTTCCTCGGGGAAAAAGTAGACATAATTGGTTTAGAGTTCTTAAAAACATCTAACATGTAATATGTACTTGTGAGAATATTATTTAGCTGATCGTAATATTCCACTACGTTTGTTGGGCCTGCTGCAACTTCTAGAGAAGGGTTGTACACCATGCAGATGTTCTCGAATAAACCTGACCGTGAGAAGTTTTGCATGATATTTCTTACAGACCTTTCATGCAACCTGTCACTTTCCGATAAAACCTCTATCTCTGGGCACACATAAACGATGTCCATCTTTACGCCTTTTTTATGCAAAGTTTCTAGGGCCCTGAGTGTTATTCCCGTGCTGGATGAGGCTCCACACAAGAATACGCTACAAGATCTCTCGATTTTCAAGATCCATTTATTTAAGTCAGACATGTTCATATCTTCATATTCTTCAGGGCCCTGGAGGAGCGGAAGCGAAAACCTATATTTTGTTGTTCTTTTGGGGGAAGGTAGAATTTGATATACTTGATAATTTTTATTTTTATTTAACTGCTGGACTATTTGGCATCCCGCGGGGCCTATGCCTAATAAGTTTTTCAAACTTGCATCTCCTTCATATTTCCAAAATTTTTACCCAACTTAATTGTGCTGCTGTACTTGCCAAATCTAGTCTCCTCAAAAGTGTCTTTTACTTCTCTAACTAAATTTACATCCTCTTTGCAAAAGTCTAAGACCACGGAATCGTGCAACACGAAGGCGACCTTAGATCTATAATCCTTCAAAAGTCTCATTATTTTATATACGTTTTCCAATACTATATCAGAAGTCGTTGATTGAATCAAGTAATTTAATGCTTTTCTTTTTTCTACTGGAATTTCTCTTCCAAATGGGGTTCTTATCTTTTCTCCGTCGTAATATTTTTCATAAATCTGCTTGTTATAGATTTTTTCAAAGTATTCATTTTTTGCATGCGGATTGTAAAGCCACGCAAAAAATTGCTCTTTTACTTGGTCTCTGGAAAACCAAGGAGCACAAGAAAGTGAATTCCAAGCGTGTATATCTTCATTCGGCTGCTGATGGCCGGAGAGCGCTAAAAGGGTCCTTATTTCTGCTGCGTTTATGTCTATTTCCAAAAAAAGATCTGCGGATGGTTTTATTAATTTTCGCTTTTCTTTACTTAGTGTAAGAATAGGAAGGGATCCTCTTTTGTTTGATAACCTGCCTGTTGAGGTTCCAAAAATATCATAAATAACTCGCGCTTCTGAACCTTCGAACAAGACACTGTTTCGAGATATTTCTGTAGTTAACACATGAATCTTGTGCAAGATTTCGTAATCTTGTGGACGGGCTGTGTTTTTATACAGATTTCTTAAAGCGTCCTCTCTGGCTCCGTACCACCCTTCTAAGAGCGAGGTTGGCAACAAATCATAAAAACACACATCTTGTAGAGAAACTTTTGCCGTTGCAGCTGCCTTAGCATGGGCGCTGAGAAGATCTCTAAGTTTCTTATATTTATCAGGATTCGAGCTGTATTTCTTTAAGTCCGCATTTCGAAGGCGTAAAAAAAGATATTCAAAATTTTGATCATTTTCAATAATATTAGAGTGTTTCCAAGAGACAGAACAGCTTTTTGCTGCGTCTTTGAGGTTGCTGAACATCAACCTTCCATCCTTGTAAATTCCCTTGCAGTTGTTTTCTATATCCAAAGACTGTAAAATCAAGATCTCTCCAGTGTTTTTCTGACGACGGACGAACAAATACTCTCAACATACCCAAGTGGACCGGAAATACCTGACATCTGGCCTGAGCGGCGATAGCGTCGGAGTGTTTCCTGTAAGATAGACTCAAAATTAAGCACCAACGTTGGTCTTCGGCTTTCAGATGGTGCAAGTGAGTTCACCATAGCCACTCCTGACTCCGAAAATTGAAAATTAGGATTAAACCCCGAAGGATTCAGATCCATCAACCCAAGCTCTCTGAACCTATTTATCAGAAACGGCTTTATAAACTGCTCATCTATTATTCCAACCTGTATATGTTCAGGCGGTAAGCTGCCTTGCGTGGCCAAATAATAGTCTCTGTATAAAAGCTCGTACAATGATTTTGTCCTCCAAAAATCATCTTCAAACGTCTTCATTAAATAAGTGTCAGAATACCAATTAGAAAAATCATTAATATTTCGACCGTTTAGAATATTTCTTTGTACTAAGGGGGACTCCAGATTAACAACTAGTCGCCAAGGACAATTTGCATCGACCAAAAATCCATATTCGTTTGCGAATCCAACATAACATTGAAATTGTATATCTTTTATAAGTTCACCTTTTAAAGAGTCTTCTTGTACTGAAAAGTTGTTTCCCAGGTCAACATAAAGACCTGTGGTATGAGCTGATGCGTGTTCTGAAAGCATGTATCCCGATTTGGTGACGTTGTATGTTTTCATTTCCTCTGAAAACAAGCCCAGGTTGACAATATTTATAAACAAGTCCCAGCGCATGGCTTCGGGGACCAGATTTAAATCCTCTACGGTTTCCAAAACAAAGCCCAAAAGTTTTGAAAAGACTTCCGAGTAGTGGGTCTCATACTCGCTTTCAAAAGGCAGATACGACTTGCTGGGTACAAGGCCGCTTATTATTTCCGGTATTTGTAAAAAATCTGAGCCTTCTGCTTTCTCTAAGTAAAAGTCTCTAAACTTGTTAAAAAGATCTACCACAAAATTTAAACCCACCGCTGAGTCTGAATAATCTCCGAAGGGTATCTCTGTTTGTGGTACCGGGATTACGACGTTATGCGTACTGCTAAGCCGGCCATACTGCCTATTGTCATACAGAGTATCTATAATTCCGTACCCCAAAGACTTTAAATAATTTATATATTTTTTTCTTTCTCTATACTCTTCTGCTGTAGTTGGTGTCGCACCACCAGAAAAGTCTTCAACCTGATCGGTCATAAGATTCTCCCCATTTGGTTAAGGTTTCTCATCGCGGTCTTCTGTTCAGTTGTATGACCGCCTTGCTTGTTGACGTCAGGGAACGCGTTGAATAAAAGCTTTAAAGTTGTAGTAAGCTTCCCTGGCGTGAAGGTTGTAGAGACGGTCTCGATGGCATAATAGCCACCTATACCCAGGCGCCGTGCGGCGGAGTTCAAGTTTAAAGGACTCCCAAATCCTAAAGATTCTGGATTGATATATACATATCCGTTTGGCATAAAAAGATTATTACCTATCATTGTTACTGTTGCATCGTGTGGCCAGCGAAGTTCATCATATGCGTCGCCGTTCCTGACTATAAGATAAGCTTCGCGAGCGGGCAGTGATACTTTGGAAAAAGATATTGACTGAACCAGACCCTTATTTTTACTTGCTTCAAGCCAAACAATTCCTGATTTGCTATCAAGACTTCTATTTGCTGATCCGACAGATTTTGTGTATCTTGGAGGGTCTTGAATATATATGCAATAATGGGAGGAGTTAGATATAGATTCCATTGTAAACCTCTCTGCTTGAGATGGGATTCCAGATATATCTACCGTACCTCCCCTAATATTACTTTTTAAGTCTCTTCCCGTAAACTGAACCATCCTAAATCCTGATGTTTCTACAAAATCCGCTGTGTTAAATTTTGCGAACGATTTTTCTAAAATCTCTAAGAAAAATTCTGTCAAAACAGAATGCATATCGTAAAAAACTAAACTATCAATTACAATTTCATTATACACGTATGTATAAAAAGTGTCAAGCGAAATTGGTATATCTGCTATGTTTCTTACCACCCGCATCGGGTCGTCCGTCTGTTTGTTCCTCAAGGAAACAAAATTGCTTGTCAAAAATGTAATTGTCTTAAAATCGTCAATAATTTTTTGAAGAGCTTCTTTTGCTTCCGTACTTTCAGCTGTTTTTTTTGCTTCTTCTAGATCTGTGCCTAGTTGGTGAAAATATTCTTCTACTAAGTCCCCAAAGTTAAAATAGTTTATCTTCCTTGGCTGGTTTGGATCAAGAAGCTTCTTTAAGTTTCTTTGATCGGTTGCGGTGACAGCAGTGTTCTTCTTCGTCTTTTGGGTCGGTTCTTTTTCATCTTCCTCCTTTACATACTTGCCTTCAAAATAGCGATCATCGAAATCAACATGATGAATTTTGCCCTTTCTATACAATGAGTTAATTATTCTTCCAAAAGCATTAACTGTGTCCATAACCGATGGCTTCTCGTTTGTTTTTTTAGTGCTTTTTTTCTTTTGTTTTTCTCTTTCCCTTTTCTTTTTGTCTTCCTCTGAGAAAAACTTATTTATTTTTCCTGCTTTTTTGGAAAAATCTTGTGTTTCATCTGTTACTGTTTTGGCTACTGCCGCTTTAACTGCAGAATTCGTAACGATGTCTGACCAACCTTCGGACGTAACAGACTCAAGATATCCAGTATAATTTACGTTTATGGTAGCGGCGCCGTTTGGCTGTATATTGAGATCGTGACCAGAATAATAAAGATTTACCAATGATTTAGACCTCTCGATAGCGTTTATATCTTCTGGTGTGAAAATATCGCTATTTGGATCTGGTTCAGCATAGCCTAATATCGCTGCAATTTTGCAGTTTTGCCCTCCCGTAAGAGCGCCTCGGTTGGATTTCGATTTGTCTCTAATCGTAAACAAGTCTGCAATGTTGGCAAATTTGTCAGAGGGCGAGTTGAACAACACTGACATGTGTTCAACATAAATAGATAAATTTGCAGACAGCATTTTTCTGCTTGCTTCATAAGGGTTTTTACCTATTAGATTTATTTGAAAGTTTGTTATGCCTGCGCCGGCGCCGGAAAAAGGCTTGTTGGTTTTTAATTTTCCAGTTGCAGCAAAATCATAGTCTGCAGAATTGGGAAAGTAGAAAGGCTTAAATCTTGTGCCGTCTACCCTGAACAGTTCAACCTTGGGCACTAAAGCACTGATTTTGTGGTTATCTATGTTTAAAAAATGATCGTCAATAGCGGCTTTTTTAGAAGACTGCTGGGAAGAAATTTGAGACATTACCGCCTCAGGCATATAGGAACCGCCTATCTTTGCTATTTTTGCGTATCTAGGTACGCCAATTTTACTTTGCTTTAAGTCTTCTGCAGAGTTCCAGCTTTGATGCCACACAAGAAAAGCTTGTGGAAAATAATGTGGTTTCTGTGCCATTGTGTGTTACCCGCCGAGCCTGTTGTAGGCTTGATACAACACTTGATCTAGCGGCTTTGGGATTGCAATTCTGTCGCCTATATTACAATGGAAGTCGGTAGGCTTTCCGTTAAACCAAGCCAAGACCCACCATAACCGGGCGTCGCCATAATGATCGTGCGCGATTTTGCTCAGCCTATCTCCTAATGCATATATGTGTTGATTTATTGTTATCTTTTTCAAAAAACTCTCTTCCAGAGGACTCCCAAAAAACACCATACTATAATGGTCTACTTTTGTAAACCCTATTTTATCGAGCCACTCTTGGTAAAGTTCATCTTCATTTTCAAATTTTACTGCATTTTCTGTCCAATCACTCATTCTTAATGTCCTCTTTTTATCTACCCGTTACGACCGCGGCAGAACCAGGGGTAGATGGGTTCCGCGAAACAGACATTCTCTCTTGGTTGTATGGGAACGTTTTATTTAAAAATTCACCATTCTTGTCAAACCCAAGTGGGCGCTCATGAAGAGGCTCAAACTGAAGGCTCATGTTGTATTTGACAGGAATCAATTCATTTTTTTGTGTAATAAAATGGCCTCCGGCAAAATCGGGAGCAAATGTGACCCCTTGTAAACACCCAAGTAACCCATCTGGATTTGCTTCAGACCTAATATAGTTAGAGTATCTTATCCTAATCAGGGGTGCAGATTTTATTATTCTAGAGTTATTTCCTCCAGGGCGCGGGTCCTCATAAACCGGATAAAGCATTTTAATTAATTTAGAATATTTTTGAAAGTTTTCCAGCGCTATTTGCCTATTTCTACCCAAAATGTCAAATGTGGCTTGAATTCTTCTGCTGGTGGTTTGATAATTTTTTATTGGATCTGTGCGTCCAAAGATTTGAGGCCCAGCGCCCCATGAAACCGCGTAATTATCCGAAAACTGGTTGATAAACGCCGGAAAACTTACTTGTTCACCAGTTGAAACACTTTTAAAATGTATTAACTGGTCAGATTGTCTTGCTATTTCATCAAAAAATGGCATTTTTACCACCTCCTATGTTAATATTAACTTTTCTTTTCATGGTGTTTTGCCGCCGCCAGGCACATTTAACCACTCTGCAAACCATATGCCCAGCTGGTTTTTAAAGAGTCGAATCATTGGCCAACCGTCAAGAGATAAGTTGACCGTATCTCCAGTCGCTGCAACGGCTGGCGTCTGCTGGCCGGAAACAATGCGGTCGGCCACTGAGGTGCGCCTAGGCGGCGTGAATGGTGCCGCGGCCCGGCCGGTCGGGGTTGGAAGGCGCGTCCTCGTCACCCGGTTTGCAGAATCAACCTGGAAGAACTCCATTTGCCCGGTTGCTGGGTCTTTAGCCATCTCATAGGTCTGGCCGCCGATGATCGCGCGAGCGCCCTGGGCGCGCACACTGCCAGTGGCCTCGGTGGGCGCTTCGAACCTTTGGACATCCCTGTCTCTTGCAATTTGCAAAGCTTTTCGGCGCATACCGCCGAGCTGTGGTATAGCTTTAAGGCCAGTGGCTTCTGCTGAGGTGATACCAGTGGTTTGACCTATCATATATTGTCTCATAAGCTGGTTGACCTCTTGTCTTGCACGTTGCTTGTTCCGGCCGGCCAAGTCAATAATTTCTTGCAAGCGAGGGGCGCCCGGGCCGCCGAGAATAGCCGGGTTCACCTGCCATGCTCGCAAAAGCTGCCGTATCATTGGTATATCTCTTTCAAGTGAGACAAATTGTTCCCCAGTGATGCCACCGGGAAGGGTACCCTCTTGGGTAAATAGTGCGGTGGCCTGTAGTCCGGTCGTGGTGGGCGTCGGATTTCGCAGACGCTCACCTCTAGCTTGGATAAGGGTTTGTTCCTCAATACTAAACCTTGCCTTCTTAAATACGTCTACTAATCTATTAAACTCTGTTGAAAGGTTTACGCTTGATCTTGTAAAACTTGCTGTAGCTTTACTTGACTTATCTAAAGTTTCGTCCATCATTTTACTTTTTAGTCCGCCGATTTCAAGAAATCTGCGAGTATCGTCAACAGACATCCCCAAGCCTTCTGCGACTGTCTGCAAAGCAAACTTTCCTTGCACCCCACCTCGCTTGAATTCAGCGTACGCGCTTGATTTCATTAGTGCATCGCGGGCTTGTTGCATTCTTTCATCTTCTGTCATAGACAAGACCTGAGCAGCGCTGAACCTATTTTCTCCGAGTATTGCGTTCATGCGAGCAGCAAAAGATGACGCGCCAGAAATAGTGTCCATGGGTCTACCGAATTTACCCATCAAAGTATCAACAGCGACACCGGTTTGAGCCGAAAGTGTTTGAATCTTTGTAAATTGATCTTTTATTGTTGAAAAATCATATGCCATCGACTTAGCAACTAATTGAAAGTTTCTGGAGACTGTTGACGGCAGCAAATTTATGTCTTTTGCGAACTGTGTTAGCTGAAGATTTAACGCCAGAACTTCATCTTTAGTTTTTCCAAAAGAGTTAATCGCAAGATCTATATTTGTATTAAAAGAGCTATAATTTACACCCAACTCTTTCATTATCGCGGCCTGCTTCGCAAGTTGCCCTGAGAAGGTTTCTAAGGATGAACTATTCTTATCTGCGGCCGATGCAATAGAAGCAAAATTACTTATTCCGGTGGTTAACTGCTTGAAAGCCAACGTTCCAGAACGAGACGATCCTACCAAAAGATCCATTGCTCGAGCCGCGTCGGCTAGACCTGAACTTAGATCACCCCCGTCAGCGAATATTGCACCAGCAGAAGTTAGTTCGGCGATTGTTCTCCTGATCTCTTCAAAACGCTGTCTAAGTGTGTCAGAATCGCTGATAAGGCCGCCGATTTCGCCGCCAAACTCAACCTTTTCTCCTGCTTCGAGCGCAGTGACTTTTTTCTGCAACTTGTCTATACGCTCTTTTTGCTTTTTCATTATAGCTACAGCTTCAGCTAACGTCTTCGCCATTTTGAAGGCCTCCGAAAATCATTGCACTCTATAAATAGGTTTTTTGATTGTTTTTATTGAGTTTCTTCTGGTTGCAGATAAAGTTCCAACCTTTTAACAAACCAGTTTCTCAATTTTATTGGCAAGCTGTAAGCTTCTGAAAAAGAAAAATTCCCCTCTTTTACAAGATAAAATATATCTTCATAAACGACTCTTTCCATATAATCATACGTCAGTGCGAAAAAAGGCCCAAGAAAGGGGCGCCTCCTTTTGCGAAGAGTTTCCACACTGTGGGCATTTCACATCTTGTTTTGTACTTAATTTAGGGGTGCATGTTTCATAAAAACTTTTAATATTTTTTGAGTCGCCGGCTGGCAAGACGTCGATCAATTGTCTTATCGCTTGTCTATCGGTAACACCGTTGGCAGAAACGATTACTCTTTCCAAATAAGAAACAGTGTTGTTAAAGTGGAGATTGTACTTTGTTTTTTGTTTTTTCTCTTCTTCTAAGTATTCCTCATCTTCAGTTCTAAAATTCTTTAATTCCACATCTATCCCGGTCAGGGGCAACTTTGTTTTATAGACGTCGCGGTTGGGGTCATAGGTGCTGGGCATTTTTTCATTTTCTTGCTCTAAGAACTGAATTTTCTCTAAATTATACGAGAACATGACCAAGTTATTGCAGGCCTGGCAGATTTCGCGGGTTTCGTACTCTGGCCCATATCCTGTCATTCTAGCAGATAAAAGTAGTGCTTTTTTGTCTTCCTCGTGCAGGTCTAGAGAATTGATCGTCTTATCGACCAACAGAGACTCCACAAGTTTGTCAAAAACTGTTTTTCCAGATTCTGCATCGTCGACACCTGACAGTAGATCTTCATCTTTTGCTGTCATGTGCCTTATTTCCAGCTCTTTTACCCCGTAAAGGGTACTAGATTCTGGGTAAAATTCTCCCCTTAGAGGGAGTTTTACCGTTTCCGTAGGTACCACAAAAGAAATGCCAAATGGGTTCCCTTCTTTTTCTGGTTTTTGCGGTGGAGCTTTGGGTAGGGCGCCTGCAGGTACGTTTTCTTTTTGTTCTTGATTGCTTCTTTTTTGCAGTTTTTTCGAATTCCTTGTCATTTTTCCTCACTTTCTTATTTATACCGACAAGATATTATAACTTATTTTTTTCCTATTTTCAAGGATTTTATCCGGCTCGTGGCTGCCAAAGGGTTGCAGGAGTTGAAGTTTCTCCTAGCTCAGCCCAGTCATACTTTATGCCAATAGTGATGTTCAAAAGCTCATCAGAAGAATAATCTAAAGAATCAAAGTTAACAGATGTAATTAGTGGATTTCGCAAAAGCCATGATTCCACAACCTCATCTGAACCTTCTGTGCCAATCTGATCTATTCTAATCATTGGCCCTAGGGAGTTCACCATTTTTTCCTTGGAGACAGTTGCGGCGCCGCGAGGATTACCAGGCGTAAACTCCGTAGGCAGTGCGTATCCTGCTTCACGAATAATGTTATATAAACTCTGACAAGAATCAGGAGTTATAGGGTCCACAAGAGTTATATTTATATCTGTCCAGGTGACCCTGCCCGGAAAATTAAAAGTATGCTGCAAAAAGGCATGTGCTGAGTTTCCTACGGAAAATCCTGGTTTTGTTACGGATTTTGCTATAAACTGTGGCGCGTTGGCGAAATGCAAAAGCCATCTAAACTTTCTTTTTGGCTCTAATCGCGATTGACTCCAAAAATTGTTTGACATAATAAAGGTCTCCTAATATTATATAGTTGTTAAACTTTTTTATTCAAGTGGATCGGCGAAAGACGCACCTGAATTTGTTATAACGAAATCAACAGCAATAAACTCAATTGCGCGTGCAGGCTTCAAAAATATCTTTGCATACATCACATTTCGATCAACCAAGTCTGGCGTTGTCGTAGTAGAGTCAAGAACAACCTTGAAATCCGACAAGCCAAACCGCGTTTTGATCGATTCTAATTCTGGGACCACTCTTCCTGTGAAATTTGCCCACGTGGCCTGAACATTCTGCTCAAAAAGTATGGTGTTTGATATTCTCGATACCATCTTTTTCACAAATATCAGTAACCGGCGAACATTAATACGATCAAGGGCAGATCTAGTTGACTGCAGTGTCTTTTGGCCGAAGATTACAATACCTTCAGACACAAAAGACGCGATTGGATTGATATTCGCTGCATACAGTACATCTCTATCGTTGGATAACAGATGCTCTGATGCCTGCAGGACAGGTAGGCCTGCATTTCCTTGGTTAAGGCCGCCGCGGTTGAAGCCTGCAGGAGCGAACCACACATCGTCGCGCTCTTCTGTGTAGGCCATTACCCCTAGTGCGACAACAGAAGGTGGAACCCAAACGTCCTTGTTGAAAGTCTCATCTTTAATCTTGACCCAAGGATAGTAAGTGCACCCATAACTTGAATTTATTTGGCGACGGACAAGTGCGGCTGCAGCTGTCTCTGGTGTCACCTGATCTACCCTCTCCTTAAAACTATCACACTTTTCTTCTGAAGGTGGATGATAAACATCTGGCAAATCTATTATAGCTAGAGCATCGCCGCGGTCTTCGCAGTTTCTAACAAGCTTCGTGGTTAGACCCTCTCTAGATATACCTGGCATCACTGCAAGATTATATTCTAACTGCTCTGGGTTCGCAATCATGTCAATCGCACGGTTGACCGAAGCATATGCGTAATTGTTTGATGCATTCGCGTCGGTACCTATAACTCTCATGTTGAAAGGGTTTGGTTCTGTTATATTTACACCGTCCGACCCACCAGCTAATGGCATTCTAAAGCCGTCTACTATGTCTAACATGGTTCTAAGCTGCAGGGAGGACGTCGCCGCACAATGCTGAGCCCATGAGATTTGGTCCTCATGCTTATTACCGTTCGCGAAGCCGTTGGCGCTGGAGAAGTTTCTCGAGTTTTCGACATAATGCACAAGTTTTACGTCATTTTTATTTGCGATTGTGGCGCGGGTTTTGTTTGCCGCTGGCACAAGTACGACATCTTCTAAGGTGAACTTAAATGAATACTCTGTATCGCCGTTGGCGGTAAGGTTTCCGGTCTTCTGATCGTTGGCCATGCTATTACTGTCAAAAGCAGGAAGGCGTCTTAAATAATCTACATACCCCTTGTTTATTGTCTTGGTTTCAGTAGCACCTGCTGAACCTGATCGTAAAAATGGCCTGCAGCCGGCTGATGCGGTGGTATAACTTTGCTTATACGGCGTTGCTCCGAACATATATCCACCACCTAAGCCGTCTTGAGTAGATGCTGTAACAACCAGTGGGACATGTGGGTACTCAAAACTTACGCCCTTGGATCCAGTCATCGACCCACTAAGGGTTGCATCACCGGAAAGCCAGTCGGTGCCGGCGAAGACCACGATTGACTTGTCCGTTGTTGCCATGGGACGAGTTACTGTTTTTGGTCGAATAGGACCATAAAAACCGAATGGTACTAAAGATCTTTCGATTGCTCTATTTTCTACAGCGGCATTAAGTTCCACACGTATCAGCTCTGACCTGTTAGGGTAGTCTCCGCTTGCGAGATTAATCTTGGTATCGTCATTCCACTCGTTTGTGGCTGTTCCGATCTTCTTTGCGATAAAGTTGTTCGAATCAGGATTCAGATTGCAGTCTTCAAATCTTTCAACTGTAAGCAGCTCATTTCCTACAATCCTTTTTACCTCCACAGAGAATGCTCCGTACTCATCAATCTGGCCAGCTCTTGGAAGTTTGATATCTTCTATTGTCACCATTAGCTCTTTAGAAGCTTCAATGCCTTCACTTAGCGCGATAATTCTAAACAACTTCTGTTGAGTATCTGGATTGTAGTTGTTAACATCTTTGCTTAGATCTTGCCCAAAGACCCAACCGGTGCGGGCTGCGAAAGCTCCGTGCTCAGATGACCTAAAGTCTGACATTCCGGCTGACATTGAGATTGATACTAAGCCTATGTTACTAGACCCAAAAGAGGCGCTAGCCTCCTTTAAGACCTCTGAAAACGATTCTCCTAAGAAATAGTGGCCCGCGAGCGTTGCTGAGTCCGGAACCATAACGGACGCGTTTGTGGCCACGGGGTTGGTATTGAACCCTCTTCTCATATTGTCTGCACCGAACTGCTTGATTAGTGGGCCGGCGGAGGAAGTAAGTTGCACTGCAAGTTTTCCTGTAGTTATGCAGCTGCTTGTAACAGTGTCTAAAGCTGTACCACCACCCCCGGCATAGTTTGTGCCCACAGTATTTACTTCGAATTGCGCCGTGTTCGCTTCGTGCTCATAAAATATCGCCACCAGCCTTCCAGGGTGACCTTCATAATTAATCGAGGGGCCGCGGTCGTTGCCAATGCCGGGCACGATTGGAAAAGCAAAAACAGCGTTTGCAGAACCGGCTGACCAGCCTGGTTCTGACGCCGCAGTACCGTCAGCATTGGTGTCGCGAACACCCAGGAGCCTAACTATTGTCACTGGGGAGTCTATATCTGCCGAAAGATAAGCATGTGCTGCGTATGGAGCATAAGACTCTGCTAAAAGACCTGTGCCATCTCTCCATGGGTCCTCTCCTTGGTTTCCTGGCATTGGAGCGCCAAAAACTCTATTAAATTCCTCTTTGGACCTTACTCTATATGGTCGCATAGCTGGACCTTTTCGTGTCCTGCCAATGATAACTGGCCCTATGCCCTCCGGTGTGGCCGGAAGTTGTGATTGGTCAATTTCTTTAAGAAATACGCCCGGCGAAACAAATTTAAATCTTCTAGATGTCATACTGCAATCTCCTTTGAGGAATATGATAAACGCTATTTTACTTATTAAATAGTTTTTTGTGAAACGAACGGAATAAAGAAAAGGAAAAGCCCGGTAAAAACCGGGCTTAAGGGGGGAAAGTGAGGTAGGTAAGCTACTTAGATGAATTATTCACCGTTATTTTGCTTGATGTAATGTAATACTACAATGTCATCAGAATCAAGAGCTGATTCGAAAATAACATGGGTTGCAGCTCCAGCGGTCGCGGTGCTATAGTCAAACACACCTGGGTTAGTAGCTGGCAACGAACCGGAGTTCGTCTGCAGCATACCGTTCAGGAACACCTGAAGGGTGTTCGCAAGAGGTCGAGCGGTGGTAGACGCCGTTATAGCGTTAGTCATGTTAGAAGACCCAGAGAACAGAATCTGCTCAACTGATTCAACCTTCAAAACGCCACTCGAAGCAACCAAGCCGTCACCAGCAGAAGCACTGATGAAATCTGCAATAGATTCGACTTTGTGGCTGCCTGTAACTGATCCATCCCTGAAGATGAAGTGGTCAGCAGAGACGTCAATAGCTGCCATGTGAGACGCACCATCAGAAACATCTGCAATCGTGTTTAACTCAGCTGCAGTAGCTGCGACCTTTGTGCTGCCAAGTGCTAATTCGCCCTCGGCGACCACAAGCTGATTTGCAGTGATCTTGTGGATCGTCGAATCACCAGAACCAGAAATTACACCTGCTGCTGAGATTGTAGCCAAGGCGCCTGGGCCGAATGACGAAACACCTACGACGCTTAGCGTGCTGGAACCCGAAAGGGTTGTAGCTTTCACAGAAGACTGTGAAGATGCACCAATCGTTGTGCCGTCAATAGCTCCGCCGTTAATGTCAGCGTCACCGACCGTAACACGATCAAGTGTAGCATTAGCCAGGGTAGCCGTCGCAGAACTTGAAAGCAAGCCGACTGCAGAGATAGTGGTCTGGCCAGACGCACCAAAAGTAGATATTGCTGCGAAGTTTGCATTACCGGAACCTGAAATGGTTGTAGCTTTCACAGAAGACTGTGAAGATGCACCAATTGTCGTTCCGTCAATCGCACCACCGTTAAGGTCTACCGTTGCTGCAGTAAGGTCTGCAGTAACAGACAACCTATCTAGGGTCGAAAGACCTGCGGATGATGATATTGCACCGGATACGTGCAACTTGTTGGATAGTGGCTTAAAGGTGATATCCGAAGGATCTATGAAAAGATCTTTGGATGTTCCCGCCGACGCTGATGCGAAAAGAAGCGGCAAACCAGCTTCACCAACTGCTAAGTCAGATGACGCAACAATTGTAGCTCCAACGTTTGAAAGACCAGAACCATCACCGAAGAACTCTGCTGCGTAAACGTGCGCTGACGCAGTGATTGACCTGAATCCAGTTATGTCCTTGTTGCTGTCGACAACCACTGCCTTGCTGGCAGCGACCGTGCCGTTGGTGATCCCGTCTAGCTTTTCTAGGTCAGCCTCGTCCATAACAGCTGTACCAACCGTAATTCCTGGCACGGTGAGGACACCAGAACCAGAGATAACACCGTCTGCTGAAATGCTGGCATAATTAGCTGGACCGAAAGTAGACACACCTACGACATTCAGGGTGCTAGACCCGGAAAGCGTAGTCGCCTTTACAGAAGACTGTGAAGATGCCCCAATGGTTGTGCCATCGATAGCTCCCCCATTAATATCAGCTTCGGCGACAACTGCGCGATCCAAAGTAAGTCTATGAAGTGTAGAGACTCCTGACCCAGAAAGAACACCAGAAGCGATCTGTAGGCCGTCGCTGTTAACTTTCAAAACAGCAGTGGAGCCACTCATTACTCTGAGTCCGGCTTCGGAGTCGTTCCAAACCAGTGCACCGAGTCCGTCGGATCCTGCGCCACCGCCGATTTGGAAACCGCCATTAGACAAGTCTGAGGATGAACCCGAAAGACCTGCAACAACAACAAAATCTTCTACTTCAAGTACATTTTGAGTAATTGTATTGCTGTTAATGGTATTGACGTCGAGAGTTTCAACTGTAATTCTGTCTGCATCTAGTTGGTGCAGAGTAGAAGTTCCCGAACCAGAAATCACGCCTGCTGCTGAAATTGTAACCAGGGCGCCTGGACCGAATGATGAAACACCTTCAACACTTAAGGTAGATGAACCAGAAAGTGTAGTGGCCTTGACAGAAGACTGTGAGCTTGCACCAATTGTGGCTCCATCGACTGATCCTCCGTTTATGTCTGCCGTTGAGGCAACTAACTGATTCATGGTGATCTTGTGGATCGTTGAATCGCCAGAACCAGAGATAACACCGTCTGCTGAAATGCTGGCATAATCCGCAGGACCGAAGGTGGACGCGCCGACGACGTGCAAGGTGCTGGAACCTGAGAGGGTTGTCGCTTTCACAGAAGATTGCGAACTTGCACCAATTGTGGTACCGTCAATAGCACCTCCGTTGATATCGGCATCTCCAACAGTTATTCGATCTAACGTGGCGTTAGCTAGCGTAGCAGTCGCGGAACTTGAAAGTAAACCAACACTAGAAATTGTAGTTTGGTTTTCGGTGCCGAAACGGGACTGACCAGCAACGTCAAGCGTGCTAGAGCCTGAAATGGTTGTAAATTTACCAGCTGCTTGTGATGACGCACCTACGGTAGCGCCGTCGATGGCACCTCCGTTGATATCAACTTCTGCTGCAGTAAACCTATCAAAAGTGGCCCTGTGAATCGTAGATACACCGGAACCTGAAAGGATGCCAAGTGACAAAGTCTCAGTGGATGCGTTCCAAGTTAAAGTATCGTCATCGACCTTGATCACCTGAGTTCCAGAACCTGAGGCAAAAAGAAGCTTATAAGTTACAGTTTCATCTGCCAGCGCCGATTCGATGTCAGGTTGCGAGAAATAATCTTGCATATTTCCTGCAGTGATTTTCTTTGCAGGTGAACCAGAGGCAGACTGGATCAAAAACACGTCGGACGCAACGATGCCAGTCTGTGCCGTAGAGCCTGTAATGTTTACAGCCGTGGCATCAACCTTGTTATGTTCAATCAGCTTTTTCAGCTGAGCATTATTTAAATTTGTTCTAGCCATTATTGTACCTCCTATTGCTTGATAGCGGCTAAAGCTTAAAGTACTAATAGAGATTGTCCCACTAGTACACGAGTAAAGACTACTTGGTAATTCATACCAGATACCTGATTGTGCATCTGATTTATAAATACTCAAGTCTGACGGGCATGAACCTGAATTAGAACCACTTAACTTAAACTCTATGGTTACCGCCTTGCTAAAAGCCTGACCATGAGGTGTAACCTCTATAACTTTTGAATAAGCCACTGCTCCGGCGATGCCGGTGGCTTCAATACCATTTTGAGACGGATCTGATTCCAAACCAAGATTAGCAGTAATAGAGGTATTTTCCGAGAGAGCTGCTGACGGAATCGTAACAGTTACAGTCGGGTTTGAATTCGTATTACCAGCTTTTACTGTTCCGCCGCCAGAACCTATTGTGCTAGACACGGAATCTGCTATGTCGTCTGTTTGATTTAGTGATACGCCACTTGCCGCGGCAGTGTGAGCATTGCCTGCCCCATCATAAATCGAGGTGTCACTAGCTGAGTCGACAATCAAAGTCTCTTCGCCACTAGCAATTGAGTCGAGGTCAGTCCCATTAAGGGTCAAGACCCAGACACTTTGACTAGTCTTTGAGATTCCAGATGGTGTAGCATTTAAGTTGATATCACTAGATGCGCCACCAGACAAGCTTAAAGCAAAATCCGAAGCTTCAAGATCTCCAGAGCCTCCGTCGGTATTATAAACATCTTCACTAAACGTTACTGTCGCGGTTGAGTTGTTCGCGGCGACTGATACTGAACTAATTGTTGGTGCAGTTTGGTCCGTTGGGACATTACTCATACCAGTAACAGAAAACAGTGAACCTGAATTCGTAGTTGTTATGGTTACATTACCGACATTTCCGTCCGTATCATTAGTTAAATTAACTGTACTATTAGTACGCGTGGCTGTGATGCCTAGCCTAGAACCATTGACCATTTCTTTTACAGCTTCCGCTATATTGGCCGGACTCAAGTTGGCATCAGACCCGGAGCCACCTATTGTACCCTGCCTGAAGAATATTTCAGTCCCAAAGTTCAAACCCAAGAACTGATCATCTGTAGGAGATGTCGAATGGTGGTTTAAGTATATAATGTTTTGGTCAGATGCCAAAAATTCATCATACCCATATTTGATTGACTTCTTTCTTGCGTTTGTTGTGAATCCGGATGACCCGGTTCCATCCACAAACTTCAAAGAACAGCTGTTGCCCTTGAAACCCGTGCTCGTATATCTAAATACGACCATGTTTGTTTCTGAAGATGTATATGTATCATTCGCTATGGAGCTGGGCTGAGCCAGGGTACCATTAGTGATCGATCCCAACGCTTCAATGGCAATCAAACCCGCAGCGTTTGCATGGTTAACCGCCTGCATTAGAGCAGTGTGAAATCTCCAGTCATTGCCACTAGAGTCAATACAGCGTATAAAATACGAAGATGTTGAGTTCTTCCTATATAGCCAATACCTAGACGAAGAAGACCCGTACTTTGCAATCAAAGTGTAGGTTCCATCGGTAGAGATGTTTGAGCCGCCGGCGGCGCCGATACCAATCGTAATTTCATCACCATCTGCATCTCTCAGGATAAAATGAGGGATACTAGTGATTGCGTTAAGACCTCCACCTCCGGCATTCAAACTTGAGTTAATTGCCGCGGCTTGGAAGTTTGACTGGTCAGTCATCTCGAAACTCAATAGCGCCTTTGTGGCCCCATCAGCTTCGTCAAAAGTTGGGACAACCAAACGCCCAATTTGAGGGTCCTCTAGAGGGTATGTGACATTAGGTGAAGTATAATCACCAGACTTTGCATCATTGCCGTCTTGGTCTAGCAGGCCTCGGGCGTTATTATCTATAACAAAAGTAAAACTATTAGTACCATCACCTAACACAAACCTGGGGTATGTTGCCGAATCAAAACTAGATCCGGACAAATTAATGACAATAGTTCCTGTTGCTGCTGCCATGTATATGTTCCTCCTTTATGTCTCACGTGACGGACACGCGGACAATAGTCGTGTTTCTACAAAATAAAATATTAGTAAATTAGAATAACGAAAAAGGAAACAGTTAATTAAGGTGAGTTGATAAAAAGAAATGAATGATCAAAAATAAACTGAATTGTTTTGAACAAACCTTAAGAAAACAGTATTTTCTTAAGGTTTCTCACGTTGTTGTCGAATTTGCAAAAGTCCGAGTCTAAAAATTCAAGACTTAGGGCCGGTCCTTGGTTTTCTGGGTCTTCAAAAGAAAAGTGAAACTTTCCAGTATCAAGCCTCTTACAATCTTTTAATTTAAACCCTTTAAGTTGCAAATAAGCCGCAATTCCAATGTCGCTAGTTTTAAACATTTTTGTACCTTCCACTTCTTTAAAATCTGACAGCAACGTCAACTTGCAGCCTATAATATATATAGTATGTCAATTGTCTTTGCGTATAAAGTAAGCCTTTTCTCCTGGGTTTTGTGGAAGTTTAATTTCATAAGTTAATTCGGGATCAATGTTTAAAAAATCCTTTAGATTTGCAGCTAAGCCATACATGTCACTTTCTAGTCTCACTGATTGTTGCAACAAATCGGCCTTTCTTTTTTCAAATTGAATTATCACCCTTGCTAACAAATCTTCCGTTTGCGAAAGAGCCTGCCGGTGTTCAAACACAGGCTTTACGTTTTCCCAAGATACCTCAATGATTTCTTCTGAGTTTGGTTCTACGGGCTCTTCTGAGGACTGCAGCTCCTCCAATACCTCTTCAGGGTTTTCTTTGTTTTCTTCAGACATTTTTCTCTCCTTTCTTTCTGTAAAATTGCCTAAGTATTCTTTATATATTCTATTCTTACACGGTCTGCATTTGTTATATCAAATGTAAATGAAATCGTGTTTCCACTTATAGTGTAATCTTCATTTGCTCCGCGGTTTCGGAGTTCATCATTGACAAAGACAAACTCTGAATCAATTTTTATTTCAAACTCCGAGCTGAAATCTCTGGCGTCAGCTGGTTCGACATTGCGGGCTTTAAGAGACTCAACTATATAAGTGTTACTTACCGGCAGCCAGCCTGGCTCTGTAGATGGTGGCCCTGGGGTGTCGGCGATATCTCTAGTCACACGATCCCACCAGGGAATAGTTCCTGGGGTCGGGCGATAGACAAAGGCCCTTGGTCCGGGGCCCAAACTCAAGCCGCGGCGGTTTGGGTCTCCGGGAGGCAATGCCTCGGGTGGCAGTGTCATACCCCCTGAGCGATCTCTGCCGGCTGGTGGTGCGAGACTGTCTACCAGTGGGCCTGCGGGATCGAATCTGGGGTCGGCGCCGTTTTGGTTTCTAACGGCATCCTCAATTTCAGGAATCATAGAAGCATCTGTGATTACTCTTTCTTTTGGCATTTTTACCTCTACTGCACTTTCTCGGATAGAATATGATGGTTTTTCGCGGTTCGACCCGTGGCCAACAATGTGTCCTATAACTTTTAATGAAATATTTGTCTCAAACTTTCTTTCTTCCGAAGAGAAATTTGACAAATTATTTTGTGCTTGGTATTCCCCCTGAATAAAGCCCTCATATCTGTGTTCTCCACTTCTCAAAGAGATATAGTTTATAGTACCAGGTTTCGTGATAAAAGGCAACATTAAATCGTTCATTTGCTGCTGATATTCTGTTCTTAGCGTTATTTCGTACATCAATTGAACGTTTACTGGCATGGGAGCAGAGATCGTCCTGTATACCACCTTACCTGTGGGTGCAGGATAGTTTCTTTGTTTAAAAAGTCTGTATGACTCCTCGTTTGCAAAGACCATAGTCTTTTCTTGGTAAATTGTGCGACTTACTGGTAATGAACCGCCTTGCAGATCGGGATGCTCTGGTACATTTCCCTGAAAGGCTCCTGGGCTAGCCATGGGCTTTGCAACGGAAGTTCTTTTTATTGAAATCAAAGGAAACTTTAAAGCGCCTTGTTGATCTCTTACTTCTTTTTTATCCTTTGACAAGAATGACCTTTCAGAAGTGCCCCACAAAACTGGGACCTTCTTGAAGCCTTCGTTAGTTTTTACAAAAAGGTTCAATTTTTCCATATAATTCAGCACCGAGCGATCAATATCCTCTATTGTTGAAGGCTCAAAGTGTACTTTTCTTAGTTTATCGTATCTTTCAGACATTAAATAGGCCCTCGCGTGCACGGACACAATCTGCTGTTATTTCGAAACTAGATTCCACCTGACCGTAGAGCCAAACAGGTTCTTGTAGGGTCAATATTTCGTAAAAATTGCTACCATACTGCACAAAGTCTCCTTCCCTGACAAACAAATCTTGGTCCTCAGACAATCTTCGTTTGTGAAAGGAAATAGATATCTTCTCAATCCTATCTACTCCCAGGGGAGTGGCTGTTGTATTTTGAGATGTCCATTTTACCATAGCATAAACCCTAATTGGTGCAAGAAACGTTTTTTCTATTGCCTCACCGTATAAATCATGAAAATTAGTGTGCTCCAAGCTTATAGGGTAATACAGAATTGGTTGACCAATAACTCTCTCAATCACCTCATCGTTTACTTGTTTTACAAGATCTTTTTCTTTTTTCCCAGTAAAGAGAGGTGGTGGTGGAGTATCAGGTTGTGACCATTTGTTGTCTGACATTTTAAATTACCCCACAAAAATATAATTTGGAACTTTATCAAGTACCTTTTCTGTATTATCAAGCAGACTTGCATCAGATTCTGCAAGTTTTGCATAAGTCAACTCTGCCAGCGTGGTCTTAAGCTCGTCGCGTAGAGCGTTTTGTTCTGTTTTCGCCTCGGACAGTAAAGCGGAACCGTTCAATGTCACTGATTGGCCCGGGATGGGCACATTTCCAAACTTAGACCTCACTTGTCCCAATGTTTCTTTAGACAAAGCTAAAGCAAATCTTCGAATCCACTGTTTACCTATCGCGTTGATGCTGGCATATGGTAAATTGCCAAAAGGCAAATTACTCATATTGTTTACACCCTCAGTTTGATGGTCATCATTATCCCAAACGTCTTTTGGTATAGAGAATTCCACCCACATTTTTTGGGGACCTCCGGAGTGAGGTATGGGGTATAGCCGTATTTTGTTGTTTTTCAACTCATATGACCAATGGGACATTCTCGTGTATATTGCATCTTCAAACGCCAACGCTTGTTGTTTGTTCTGCCAAGTTGGGATCAGCTGAAACGTTGAGTCGTCCGCAAATTGGCCATAATTATTCAAATTGCCTACAACATTGAGGCCACCGTAATAGCCGTAAAACCTCCACATAGCGTGTGGTGTTTTGTAGTATACTTTCTTTATTAAGATTCTTTTTCCGGCGATGTCTTCTGAAAATTCAGCAGACGACTCAATGATAGACTGCAGATCATAATCTTGTTGACCGGTGGTGATATCAAAACTGGCGGAATATTGAACAGAACTGTTCAGACCCACCTCTGAACCTATGCCTTCTCCAATTCGCCGTGTCATGCTGTAATCGAATTTTGGATATTTAGTCGAAATATGTCCAGATGCAGAAACATGCAAGGCCCCGGAAAGTATATTTCCGTCATGATCGAATGAGCCAGTCCTGTTTCCCAGAGCATCTGAGAGTACATTTGTTGCTTGATGTATGTTTACCAAATAAGAATATTCTAGTACTGCCTCTTCATATGCAGAATAAACGCTACCCTCAGTTATCTCAAGATCCAGCACATCTCCACCAAGTTTCTTGTAAACATAAGAAACTTGGTCTACGGCGCCTGTTACAAAATCAGAAGAAAAAAGAGGAGACGCTTCATCTGAATATATCTTGTACGGGAGAGCGCTATGAACGCTGTCAAGATTTCCTGTTATCGGCAAAACAACGGCAGATAATGTACTGGCAGGCGTCAGTGTAGGTAAAGACATCAGTGGATCCTCGCTATTTCAACTTATCACTATAACTAGTTTGAGCAAGAGACAAAAACCTAGTCGTTTGTTTTTGCTTTGGTTGTTCGCTTTCGGCGTGTTGTGGTTGTTGTTTTCTTTTTGGTTGCTGGAGCCTTTTTAACGGATGTTTTTGGCTTTTTTGCTGTCTTTGGTTTTTCTGCAACCTTTTCTGGTGTTGAATCGTTTTTTTCTTCTTTTACTTCATCTGGTTCAGCAGTAGCCCCGCCAAATAAATGCATGTTCTCTTTAATAAAGCTGGAAAACTTCTTTTCCAGCTTTTTCTTGATCTTTCCAGTTCTGAAATATTCCAGAAGTAACTTTTTCTTTTTACCCATTATTAAAAACTATCGCAATATACTCGAAGAGACTACCGCTTGGGCTGTCACTGCGGCGTTATTAACGTCGTAAGGTGTAAAGGTGAAAAAGACTGTCTGTGGTACAGATGCGCTGTCATGAGCAATTATGTTTGTTAGCACATTCGTTCGTGCTGCGCCGTTGGCCAAAGTTGATCCAGTAAGTTTCAACGCTATTGCGCCGTCGATCGCTCCAGAAAGAGTCAGTTTGAATCCGTGCTTAGTAGTGGTTGAAGGATCGAAACCATAACCTGTTATACCAACACCAGAGCCAGATCCGTGCTGTGGCCCAGATGCTGTAATAGCTGTCAGACTTAAGTTAATCTGAGTACTTCCAGAAATCATTTGAGCTGCACCAGCTAAGCTTAGATTAGTGTTTGATGCTCGAACGGTTATTGTTTCACTCAATTCTGCTATAGTAGTGCCTGCTGCGCCCGAGTTGTAAAGCTGAGCTGTGACTGTGTGGGCCCCGGCAGAAAGAACGTGAGGAAATTTACCCGTTGAACCGTTATCAACTATTTGCAGTGCAGGCAGAGAGGAGGTAAACTGTTCTCCCTCGAAACCCGTACCGGTAGTTATCAAGCCCATCCGCGCAGGTTCTGTTTCGTTAACGTAGGATCCTCCGTCAATTCTATACCTAAGCCTTGCACGGGGAGCCGACGAGCTACCGAAAATAGTTGCCGACAACCTGATCGTTTGGTCGTCATTATTCGCCAAATTTAAGCTATGAATTACAGTTGGAGAATTTTCTAACTGAATTCTTCCATCATCTGTTCCGTCTGCTTGGTCTAAAAATTCAAAATGCTTTTTACCAAACTTTTTTATGTTAGTTAATATCCGCCTCTTCTTGCCCATTTAAAAAGTCCTCCAATTATGAGATACAGTTTGCACTCTACATTATAAATAGTAATCCGCTGTTTAAACGGAAAAAAAGAAAGCCCCATTCGAAAATGGGGCTTAACTTTATGCTCTTAGGTTGCTAGATGGTTAATTAACCGCCCTCACCCAAAAGTCCACGTACGACAACAAGGCCATACATATCTGGTCGGACCATCTTCTTCGCATAGCGCGTCATGACGCCCTTACGTGGCACGAAGTCTTCGGTGCCAAAGATGGTTGGTGTGACCTGCAGTGGTACATATGGGGCATATACAAACCCGCTCT